GAATCATAGACTTTATCTGATGTTGTTCTAATTCCTTCAAATACTTTTTCCGGTTTTTCGAACTTAAAGACTTTCCACTCCTTGACCATTGTTTTGATTCCATCAGTCGTCTTTACGTTCGCAGCCGCCCAATCATACGTTCGAGCAGATACTTCCGTGAATGGATCAAGCATGTCCTCGATACCAGGAGGAATTGTCTCGACATGGTCACTAAACGCCTTCAGTGACTTCTGGACCGGTTCGAGTGAGTAAAGACCAGCAGCTTTTAGGCTTCCGAACTTGTGTTGAATTTCGTCTAGAGCCTTTCCAAGCCTTCCGCGTAGTTCAGTATCAGCCAGCGTCTTGGCCACAAGTCCCGGCTGCTTCAGGGCTTCTACCCAGGTCTTCATGTCCTTAACAACTTCAGCGCCGGAGATCTGATCTCTCAGCTTCTTAACGGACTGAGCAAATTCGTCGTTGGTCTTTACAAAATCTTTAACTGCTCCCCCATATCCCTGCGCCAAGTTCAGCATCTCGTCACGCTGTCTGGCTGCTGCTGCGCCACCAGAGATGTAACCGGGAGATATCTGCGGAGTGCCTTGAGCGGCTTGTGCTTCGGAAAGACCTTTTAGTTCGGTGGTTAATCCAAGCATTCTCCGAAGCCAATTGTCATCGTCTTTCCGCGTAAGGATCTCCCACCAAGACTCACTAGATTTTGCAGCCGCATCAATAGCCCCCGCAACCTTCCAAATCCCAATTCCCAATCCAACGAAAGCTGCCGTAGCTAGAGCAGGAATGGAAACCAACGATGCAGCTAACCCCGCAATGGAAGACCCGAGACCACTCACGAGAGCTGAGATACCACCGATCTGAACTGTCAACACAGAGACAGCCGCGAATGTTTTCAAAGCATTTGCGGTTTTAATGATTGCATTACCAAACCCAGACCAGATCGTCGCCGCACTCGCGACGTTCGTGAGAATGTCTGCTCCAGTGATTGTCTCGACGGCAAGTTGCGTGCCCTTAATAGCGAGCGTGGCACCACCAGCAGCTATAGTCATCCGCTTGAACCATTCGGGGGCATCATCCCAAGATTTTCGAATAGACTTCCAGACCTCGTAGATCCAATTCGCAATATCAGAGACTGCCTTGATGATAATCGGTCCGTAGTAAGCAACGCCTTTAGCAAAGCGGTCAATCCAACTTACGATTACTTCAATCGCGCTTTGCCCTGCTCCGCCGAAGTTATCTACCAGCGCCTTACCGATCTTATTGACTGCGTCTGTCACTGCTGAAGAGGAAGCAACGCGTCGAGCAAGCTCGTCTCCCCAGTTCTTGATCTTCGTAACCGCGAACTCCATCTGCTCGCCAAAGTCTCGCTGCTGCGCGCCTGCTTCTTTGACTTTTCGGTTCAGAGCATTAAGAATCGCATTCTGTCTTGCTGCAGTTCGTCCTGCCTCATTCAATTGCGAAACTTCAACTCCAAGGGTTTTTGCCAATTCCTTGGTAGCCTTCTCGAGATCGATCTTTCCGATCCGCATCTCGAGGGATCTCGTTCTACCGGTCAACATCGCCTGACTTACAAGATCCAGCATGTCCTTCGTCGGGCCTAAACCTTGGTTCTGCAAGATAAAGGCTGCTCGACTCAGATCTCCAAACTGCCCAGAAGTCAGCTTGACGTCTCCGGCTAGAAGCTTGGAAGCCGTCTTCATCAGATCAAAGTCCGTCACTGTCCCGAGAGTTCCCTCTCTCATCTTATCGAGGGAAGCCTTCGCAATATCCACCGACCCCGAGAAGTTCTCGAACGTCGCCGCTACATCGTTAACATCGGCACCCCTATTACCCAACCCGATAATAACACCAGAGATACCCCCTATTGCCCCAATGATCGCTGATCCACCTAAGACAACCGTTTTTGATAGAGCACTAAACTCTGACGCAAATGCTGCCACAGAACGAGCAGCCATCGTAAGACGACTAGAGAGTTCGTCTTCAATCTCGAGCTGACCTGTAAGTGTGCCGATGTTCATTAGTGCATAGCCTTTCGGGCTTGCTCAATCATTGCGAGTTGTTGGGCGGCTTGCTCTTCAACTACTTGCTGTTCTTCATTACTACGCGGACCTTCCGGAGTGTCATTCGCGTGCATTGCAGCCAGAACCTTCAATATGGAGAACTGCTGCTCCGGGGTTTGTTTTTGCTTCTGTTCTTGCTCCCCAAACTTCAACAAGGCTTCTTCGAGCGTCAGAGCCTTTTGGTTCTTTCCACGATTGATGTTGTACAGAATCTGAACGATCGAAGCCGCTCGATAGTCAGCTCGAATTTCTGGATCTGGTTCCAGCTCGTAGAAGTGCTCCCACCCACGGAACTGAGTAGCTGTGAGGTTTCGTAACAAACCATCCACATTTAGAATACGAAACCTCTCAGCCAACCTATACGCAAATCGTCTTCGTGGAGAGAGCTTTAGTCGTTTTTTGCTTCTTTGTCCTTCTTGACCTGGAGACCATTCAGATCAAGAATCTCCTCAACAATTCGCTGGACCACCCGATGCGGCAACGCACGGAACTTATCGATGTTCTTGGGATCATCAGCATAACGCTTGTAGTCCGGAGCCGGACCAACCAAGCTCTTACACAGAAGCCGCAATCCGGCAGTCTTCTTCGCCGGTCCCTCGCTCGCCTCTGACCACTCGATCATATCACCGGCAGAGACCGATCCGATCTGAACCTGCTCGCCTTCTTTGAACCCCTTGATAACCCGATACTCGACTTCACTGGCCCCGAGGATATCCTCCATCGAGCCGTAAATCCTGTTTTCCATTTCGACACCCCACAGCAGAAAGTTAATGCCGGTTCTCTGATAACACCCCGGCCTGTCGAACCGGCAAGAACAGGGTGGAGGTGCTGCGTGGGGCAGCTCTTAGACGCCGATCAGCACACCATTGATGACCATGCGTCCACTGAATCGAATACCGACATCGGCGGTCGAGAGACCGTCAACCGGCATGTTGTTGATCTGCTTCACCTGTCCGCTCGCCACCCACGTGTTGACGAGATCCGGGAAGATGATCTTGAACCCGTCCAGCGGCGGAGGATTCGTGATACACGACTTGATCAGACCGGTGAGATGGTCGTGAGTTCCGTCGGAAGGGAGGAAGTTCAGCTTGATCGTGAAGAGATCCCGCCGAAGCACGCCCATAACATACGAGTCGATGTTCTGATTGTGCTGAAGTGCATCAAACTCGTTGTGGTCGAGACCAGGAAGCGTGATGTCTCCCAGTTCCGCAATCGTCGTGAATGTAGCAGGAGTAGCGATAGGTGCACGCTGAACGAGCGCGCCGTGTCCGGACAAAGGCATGGTCTGATCTCCTTTATAAGAGAGTGAAAAACTTGCAAAACTTACAAACTTGCCGTATTACAACAAACCTACCTTTCTCCCACGCCTCTGTTAACTAAAAGCTTTCTCTATGTCGAGATTAAAGACGACCATCGGACGGTCTACTGTGTCCAAGCCAATATCAGTTGGCTCTTGTCTCGCGACCACACTGTGGTATAACACACCGCTCAGAGTGGTATTGTAGAGACCGTCGAGAGCTTGGTAAACCTGCTTACTCTTCGTCCGAGCCACCAGATAGGACTTTGCTCGAACTACCACCTGAACCGTTGGTCTCTGTGTATTCGCAGTGCTTTGATTCTGGATTCGAGTTGGTCCTGACCCACCCGTCTCGATCAAGGAAATGTAAGGCCCATCATCTCCATTTTCAGACGGAATTCTTGCTTTTGATCCGAGAAACAGTGACGTTCCAAAGACCCCAACTCCCTGCGCCACCAGATACGCCTTGAGTTCGTCAAGCAGCATTAGAGCCTCACCCTCGAGAGATGAATCCTTCTCGCGATACGATCAGCCATGTGTGATCGACTTTCGTTCAACACTGATGCCATAAACTGCCACTCTCCGACTGGATGATAGGCGTCCGGATTCTCGTGCACGTAGACCGCGTAGGGTGCCTGAGCGCCTGTCGCGATTTCTACGCTGATCGTTCGGCCTTTTCGCTCTGGATCCAAAACATGAATAGAATTTCGGAGATTCCCAGGGTGTGGAGCATTTGGTGTTGTATCCACCGGAGTTCTTTTCTTCATCTCCGTCGCCTCTATCTGGGCTTCTTGGTGCAAGGCAGTCGCTACGCGGTCAGGATACTTCTCAGCAAACTTCTTCAGTGTGCCGACCATCTGTCCTACACCGCGTAGCGTTGCCTTAATCATGCCTTGAGATCCTGCCAAATCTCCTCGCCTATGAGCGGTGTGGGAGGAGTGAAGATAGAGTCAAGAAGTTCGAGCCATCTCTGGCCAATGTAGTCCCACCGAAAGGTCTGGTCTGAAATCCTTGACATCCCGAGGGATCCGACTAGCTCACGGTGTGACTTGTCCCGGTAGAGTGTGTCGAGCGCCTGGACAAACGCTTTTTCATCAGCCACTCCACCCACAACGTTCACCGTAGGGGAGAAAGTTTGGAGAGCGGTTGACGTACAAGGAACAAGAGCCGCCGCTCCAACTGCCCAATCTCCGAACGCAGACCAATCCGGCAAAATACACGGAACAGAACAGGCCATAGCTTCCATGGCCGGAAGCCCCATACCCTCGCCCTGCGTGGTGCTCATCAACACGTCAAAGCAGTTGTAGAGATCTCGCATCTGATCGTCGGACTTACCGTAGAAAACTTCCGGCTCGTAGATGATCGTTCGATCATGAATTCCGTAGTACTTTGCGAGGGACTCTACGTTGATGCTCTGGTCTCCGGTTGGTGCGGTGTGGAGAAAGAGATAAGCATCCCGAACGTTGTATTCGTGAATCCACTTCGCGAAATATCGGAGCGTAAGATCCCACCGCTTCCTAGGTTGATTCCGGTTCACATTACCAACGATGAACTTATCCTTGAACTGAGTAAGCTGTGCCCGCTCCATCGCCAGATCACGATCACACGGATAGAACATCTCCTGATCAACCCCGAGCCGGATGATCTCACCGCGACCAGCGAAGCCACCCTCTCTCGCTTCATCATAGGCAAATTGTGTCCAAAATACAGCAGCCGTGAGATCCTCGATCCACTTGCCGTCGAAGTGCTTGCCGTCCACCGCGATTGATCCGATGATGGGAAGGTTGGCAAACTGCGGATGTTCGTACTCGTGGTTCCTGTTTCTCTTCCGCAGAGTGGCCACGTAGTAAGGAATATACCATCCGTCCTGCTGGATCACGATAGCATCAGGCTGAACTTTTCCACACATCCACATCAGCCGACCGATCCCGAAGACATCCCCACCGGCAGCAGCCGTATAGACCGGATAGGGAACGTCCGAGGGATCCCCCCGGTGATTGATCCCAAGGACCGTGACGTCATAATGAGGGTGGACCCTCGAGAGAAGTTCTCGAGTCGCTCGACCGAATCCACTGGGACAGTCTGGACTGTCTCCAATAAATAGAATCTTCTTTTTCATTTGTCTCTTAGCCCCACGCTAGAGTGTTCTTCTACAGCTTTCAAAATTCCCTTTACACCTGCTGTATGGCTTTCCCGTTCAATAATTTTGATCAACCAATCGATGTTATCGAATACAACAGAAGGCTCCGCACCAGATACCTTATTTACTTTTCGAAGAAGCTCACCGAGTTTACCACTCATTGCTTCTAACAATGCCTTGCGTGATTCGATGCTCCATTC